GCAGTGTTTTTCTGGGTCATATAGTAGACATAGTCGGTCGTCGCGTCCGAGTCCCACACGACGAGAGCCCCGTCACCGCCAGCCACTGCGGGCGTAGCAACAGCATATGTCCCCAGATTGCCGTTGGCCGCTACCGCCGTGCCGTCTGCGAAGCCGACCGCAAACTTGGAGTCTGTGGCCGAATTGATGCGCAGTCGGCATTCAATGACTGGGTCGTAACTGGGCGAGATCGGCTGCGGCAAGTAGATCACTACACCGTCATTGTCATCGGTGTGGGTCGTCAAACGGGCAACACCGTGCTCACCCTCGGACTCACCAGCCTCTGCAGTTGCTGTCCCACCATTCGCGGTCACTTCCCAGTTAGTCACGCCCGTCAGGTTCGTGCCCGCAACAGCCAGAAAGTCGTCATACTGATAGATGCCGGGATTCGATGGGATGACCGACTTGAGATTGTGGTCGCCCTCGTAGAATACCTGCCACCCGTGAAGATTGTATTTGCACTTGTCGCTCATCCGAAGTTCCCTCCGAGACGTTTACTGTCCCTGATGAGTGAGAGTCTGCCGCAGAATCGGCAGACTCTCGATAGTTGAGTTAGTCGAGCAGCGCGGACGGAGTCGGACTCTCGCCCTGCGCGTAGCGACAGCCACTCAGAATGTAGAGTGCGTTGTAGTAGTCGTTGTTCGCTCCTGGGCTCGCCACCCGCAGCGATATGCAGTCGTTCGGCAAACCACTGGTGCCATTCAGGCCCAAGTCGGCGGGGTCTATCTCAATCACATACATCGCATTCGCGGTGTCCAGATTGAATGTATTCGCCGTCACAGTGGTCTTGACCAGAGTATCTGTAGTCGCCGCGCCGTCGTTCGTACACATATACGCGAACGACATGGCCTCGGCGTTGGTGGCGGAGACATCGGTGGCCTTATTGATCGTCACCGCCGCCGTGCCAGCGGCCCAAGCTCCGGTCTGAATCACTATCGTGCAGTGCTCATATGCCTTCAGCGACACATAGTTACCGTTTGCCGCTGAACCGCTATAGTTGGCTGGAGGAATCGCCTCCACCAGCTTAGTGTTCTGATGATTCACGCTAGACATTGTTCAGTTCACCCCCTCCAGCTTTAGCGAGCCGCCAGCGTCACGAATGGCGACAGAGTGTTCGTCGACCCTGACTTCGGAGTCAGAGCGGACGGCCACCACGGTTGTCCGTCAACTCGCAAGGTGAAGCGGAACACCGTCTGGTCATAGTCGAACTTCAAGTGCATCGACGTGGCCGACTGGACTCCACCAACGTGCCTTGCCAGTAGATACTGAGAGAAGTCGGCCAGGATAATATCACCCTCGTCGCCGAGCGTGTCGCACTGCTCGCACGGAATGACCGGGCGGCCCATGAGCGTGCCATATGCCTGTCCGGCCAGACCATTGGCGGGCATATAGACCGGCACGCCGCCCGTGCCGACCGCTAGAGACATCGTGTAGAGCTGCGGCTCTATGTCCTGATTGACGAGCCATACTGCATTGGAGCGGGAACGCCCATAGCAGCGCGACCACATCTTGACGATGTTCTCAGCCAGGATCGTATCGGCAGGCTGAGCGGCCTCCTTGGCCACGGACACCTTGCACGGAGCATTCAGCACCCCAAGCGGCTGTCCAGCGCCAGAGCCATTGAGAATCGCATCGTCGACCGTGAACGCCAGTTCGTCAGCCGCCACCTGGGTAATCATCGAGCCTGTCGCTGCCGCGTCCGCAAGTATCTCCTCAGACGCCGCAACGTAGACATAGAGCTTTTCGACCTCCAAGCGTATCTGCCCGAAGGTCGGCTTGGATGCCGTCATCGCGCCAAGCTCGTTCGCCCAATAGGCCCGTATGCCGCCGGAGCGCGAGCCGTCAGCACGCGAAGACTCCTTGACATAGGGATACCGGATGCTCTTGGTCTGCATCGGGATGTCACGACACCGGCCCGCGACACCCGCTGAGTCGTAGACTTTCTTGAGTATCTCGTTGGAGAACTCGTCGGGGACCAGGAAGCCGCCATCGGAGTCGATAGCCTCGACCATACCCGACTCAGCGGTCTTGGTCAGCCAGCCGATGAAGCCCTTGTCTGTCCGCTGCCCCTCCTGATAGGCCTTCGCCCTCAGTGCGAAGTCGCCGCAGGACTTGAACTCCGTCGGGCCGCTCTCCGGCTCGCGTGCAGCGATCTTCTGCACGATCGGAGCGCCCTTGTCGTCCTTGAGCAGCGTGTCCTTGACGGTCTCGACAGTCGCCTTGACGACCGCCGCGATGCGAGCGTCCTCCTCAGCCTTGGCCGCAGCCTCGGCTTCGGGGTCGTAAAGCTCGGCTATGCCCTGGTCGATTAGGTCCTGGGCCGCCGTGGCCTCACACTCGCCAATAGCGCCGGGTGCAAACGAGCCCCAGCGCTTGAGGAACTTGATCTGCGTGTTCAACGTGAACACCTCCTGTTCGGGTTTGGATGTTCACGCCGACGCGGTTCGGGGATACAAGCTGTCTGTCGACCGGGAGCGCCGGTCCGCTCAGGCTATACTCTTCCGCGCAACTGAGCCAGCGTCTCGCGGGCCATGCCCGCTATGTCATACTCCCGCGCTTGCGCGGGTGTGATCGGGGATACGATAAGCGGCCTAGCGGCCTTGACGGTGCGCACGACCGTGATACGTGACGGGTCGGGGAGTGTTGGCGCAGGAGCAGCCGGGGCAGTCGGCGTGTAACGCGCCACCACGGGCCCGTTGACGACTACCTCTACCTCAGGCGTCTCAGCCGGGGTCTCTTCGACTCCCTCACTCTTCTCCACAGGCTCGGCTTCAGTCTCAGTCTCTTCAACAGGCTCCACACCCAGCGCCCGCTTGAGTTCCTCGCTGATGACCAGGCCCTTGCCGACCGCTGTGTTCAAGGCATACGGATTGGCGGGGACCGGCACGTCGGAGTATTCGAGCATCGCCCACTTCGTCGTTATCACCTGAGCGCCGCTCTTCTCCAGGTCAACGCCCCACTTGGTGTTCAGCCGCTCGACAGCAGCACCCCATTCGGGGTCGCCCTTCCACACGCGCTTGATCGGTAGGAAGCCGACAGACGTGGTGCGCAAGAAGCCGCCCTTGATAAGCTGCCACACCTCTTCGCCGCGCTCGGTCTCCGCGTACACGCGCCTGCTCTTCACGCCATACTCGTCCGCGCGTATCCACTCTGCCTTGGCTATCGGCGGCTGCGAGTAGTCGTGCGCCCAGAGCACCACGGGGTTCTGCTTGTAGGCGTCAAGCACGACGCCGCCGGGGTCCAAGACTTCGTTATCGCGGTCAACATCGCGTGTAGACACGTAACCCTCAACAGCACGCTCGGCGTTGATTGTCGCCTGGTCCGCCGTGAGCGAAACGCGCTTGACGTAAAGCTCGTCAGACAGTGAAACGCCCTCTGTAGCGAGGAGGGTGTCTCTTGTGGACTCCGATAATACGCCGAGTAGATTTTCAAGTTTGAGCTTGGTCTTCATTTCGCACCTCCCCGGCGGCTATACCACCTCTAGCGTGTGAGCGTCGATCGCCCGGTAGTTGCGCGTGTCGCCGTCGTCTGTTACCGAGTAGACTGCGCCAACGGACAGCATAGGCTCCACCACGATCCATCCGGGAGCACGCTCTGCGATAGTCGTGCGGATCATGGATCGGTCTCTGCGCAGTATCACCCGCTCGACAGGCGGCGGCTCCGCCGGTGCGACAGGCTCCGGGGCGGGTATCGCGGTCGTCTTAGGTCGCTTAGTCTTGCTCTTCGTCTCAGGTCGCTTAGTCTTGCTCTTCGTCTCAGCCATAGTTAGCCTCACTTGTATTCGGCGCGTGTCCGATAGCTGCGAACGCGGCGCACGCGAATCTCGTCGCCATCAGTCATCACCGCGTGCGACTGTCCGCAGTGTCGACAGGTATAGATCGCACGCGCACCAGCCGTCCCCGGGAGTCTGATCGTCATCGCCGCGCCGCATCGCGAGCAGTGTAGTGTCACGGTCTCAGTCCCATTCGTACGTTAGGTAGCACGAGCAGTTAGGATGAATGGGCGGGTGTGGCGTGTCGCAATAGTCGAGCTTCATCCTGTGCTCCGCGCCCTCGTCGTCGGTGATCGTGTAGACATCGCCGCGCTTAAAAAACATCTGATCTATCTCTATCGTCTTGCCGTGGAGTGGTATGCAGAACTCGCAGGCCGTGCTCAGATTCGCCTGCCACACTTTGCGCACCGCACCGGACTCTTTGAGCTGCATCATACGCCCGGCGTTGTAGGCGCGTCTTGACTCCGTGCGCACTATGCGCTGCGCCGACGCTTTCGCGCCTTTGTCCGCGACTATCCGCCCCTTCTCGTTGCGCTGACAGCCCATCGCCTCCAACACATCGTTACGCATATCACGGTAAGTGACGCCTTCTCGGAGCCCTCCGATGAGCACCTCGCGCACGCGCTCGACAAACGTGCGGTTCACACGGTTCGCCATCAGCCCGACATATTCAGACAGGAAGTCGGTGACGAGCGGGTTGAAGATGTCGAGCAACTGCCCAACGGTGCTTACCGTTCGCGCCGACGCGATACCCTCTGCCACTCCGTCTCTGACGGGTTCGTAGCTTATCTCCGCGAGCATCCAGTTCCGTGCTGCCATGTCCGGGAGCAGCGGGTCTATAGGGTCGCCACCCAGCACCTTCCGCGTCATCGAACCCGCCTCCCCGCGAGATACAGCAGCACGGCTATCAGCCCTATTGCCGCCAATAGTGCGCCGTCTGAGTTCATATCGTCTCCGCCAGCCGCTCGTCCAGCTCCCGCGCGAAGCCTACTATATAGTCGGTGATCGCCGCCTCGAAGCGCCGCTCGTTAGCCGTCAACGGCTCCCCTGCCTTTGCCGACTTCTCCGGCTCGGTAGGCTTCTCCGGCGCAGTCTCTTCACCCGGCTCCGTCGGCGCCAGCATCGGCGGCGGCTTCGG